AAGACAATAACATATTACGAATTTCATTATTCTTAAATTTAGGAATAAATAAATCACAATAGTTCAGAGCTACTTGTACATCTGATTGTGTGAACAATCGTAAGATCTGTGTTACGTGGTTCTTCTCTACATCTGATATTGTGTTACTCTTCCATTGATCTACATCCTCTTGTAGCTTTAACTCCCAACTACCCCAATGGATCTTCTCATGATCCTCTGCCATCTCCATGGCCCAAGGATAATGGAAAGGTTTAAATACACGGCTTTCCTCCAACATACTCATAAAATAGCCCTCAAATAGTGTATAGCTTCTGTTAAATTAGAAGTGTCGTCGTTAAACATCCCTAAACCTGCGTTGCATTTGGTACATAACAATCCTCTTACTTTCCCTGTAGTATGACAATGGTCTACATGTAGATTAGTTTTTTGAGTGTCTTCGTGTACAGTACAAATAGCACAACATCCTTTCTGAGAGGATAACATTTCTTTATACTCCTCTACAGTAAGGCCATACTGTTTTAATACATATTTCCGCCCCTCTACCTCTCTATTTCCTCTTCTTAGCCTATTTCTACATGCCATACATTTTAAATCGTGCCCTCTTTTGGCAGAAGGGTTCCTACTGAACTCAGATGAGTCCTTAGAGGTAACACAAAGAACACAAGTAAACGGCTTATAAACCTTACTCTCTTCTAGCATACTCATTTGTTATTATCCTTCACAACTTAAACAACCTTCATTAGAATCATTAGCAGCATAGTCTTGTAAGGCTACTCGCTCTACCTTCTGACCGACCTGTTCAGCAGTGTGTCCAGTAGATGTTCGTAAATAATACAAGCCTTTTAACTTACCTTTCCAAGCTTGTAAATGAATCTTATTAGCTACTGCCTTGCTAGTGCCAGCAGGTAAGAAGATGTTAACACTCTGTCCTTGACACAAGAACTCTTGTCTTTGTACAGCATGTTCTATTACCCACTCTTGATTTAATTCAAAGGCTGTCTTGAATACATCTTTCTCCCAATCAGATAGGTAAGCTAACTGTTGTACAGAACCCTCATGATGGATTATATTTTTCCACTCTTTGTCTAGCCAATCAAACCCTTTTCCTAATGTTAGACGCTTCTCTTCCATCACCTTGACTAGATGTTTATTCTTAATAAGATGTGCACCAACCCTAGTACGATGAGTAAAAGCATTAGACTTATAAGGCTCAATACTAGGAGAGGTATTCAATAACATACTACTATTAGCATTAGGAGCAATAGCTAATAGATGTGAGTTTCTATTCCCAGTTCCTTTTCCAAAGGTATATTCTCCTCTTTCGAGGGCTAACTCTTTAGTAGCTTTAACAGCTCTTTCTTTAATCAAACTAAAGATACGTCTATTCTGTCCAGTAGCTAAAGCACTTTCAAAAGGAATAGCTTTCTGTTGAAGATATGAATGGAATCCCATAGCCCCTAAGCCTAGGCTACGTTCAGTCATTGCTGAGTACACTGCTTTATGTAAGACCTCAGGAGCATCTTCAATAAAGGTAGTAAGAACATTATCTAACATAGTAATTAGGTCTTCTACTAAGGTACCGTCTTTCCACTCATCAAACTTCTCTATGTTTAAAGAAGACAAACAACAAACAGCCGTCCTATCTTTATCTGTGGGTAAATGTATCTCGTTGCAAAGGTTACTTCCTTTGATAGATAGGCCGTTGTCCTTCAGTGCTTGAGGTAGTTTACGATTAGCCTCATCAATGAAGTTAAGGTACGGCTCTCCAGTACGGAATCTTGTTTCTAAGATCCTTTCCCATAGTTCTCTAGCTTTAATAGTCTCTCGTACTTTATTATCTTTAGGATCTAACAACTCCCAAGGAGAGTTTGTAATGACCGCTTTCATAAACTTATCTGTAATGTTAATAGCATTGTGTAAGTTAAGACACTTACGATTAACATCACCACCAGTAGGCATACGGATACTTAGAAACTCAATGATGTCTGGATGAGATACATCTAAGTATGCTGCATAACTTCCTTTACGGGTTTGTCCTTGCTTATAAGCAGTCATAGCAGAGTCAGCTACTTTAAGGAAAGGGATAGGACCAGGAGCCTTGTCACTCACTGGACGTACATCTCCCCAGTGTCCTCCTACACCACCACCTTTAACACTCAACCAAGCTAATTCGGATTGATGATCAATAAGACCAGAAAGAGTGTCAGGAACGTAACTGAGGAAACAACTAATAGGTAGTCCATGGGAGTCCATCCCTGGGAAGGGGGCGTTACTAAGAATAGGGCTACTAAACATAAAACAGCCAGTGCTAACAGCATCATATAACCTCTGTGCAAGTTCGTTATCGTTATTAGAGTATGCAACAGAGGCTCTTGCATATGCCTCTTGCGGACTCTTCTCTTTGCCTCTTAGATAATACCCTTTAATAAGTTCAGATGCTTGCTCTGATAAGTTCTTATCTCTGGTTCTATCTATTGTAATACCTAAGTAATTACTTTGCATCTTTAAGGTCCCTTTTAATTAAGACAGTAGAGGAACAATCTTTACAATGGAGAATAGAGATCTTACCTTTCACTATAGGCACGGGCATTCTATCATCTTTACCATACACAACGGTAGTGGTAAGCTCTTTTACTTTCTTACTACAAAGATGACAGGTGGGGTTGTCTTTTAAAGAGGCCATTCTGACTCTCCTCCCACTAAGTCTGTTATAAGATCACCCTTAAGTGATGTTAATACATCTTGAAGTTCAGATAGTTTATTAAAACTAATAGGCATGTATCTTTCATGGGTGTCCTCTAAGATAAGAAAGCTACCTTGTTCTTGGACCTTAATCCTGTAATGCCAGTCGGGAACCCAATCTGTTCTAGGCATTATGTTAGATGCACTCTCAGAAATTGCTTTTCCAAAGTAGTAATATTTATGAGTCATTTTATTTATCTTTCACCGTTACTTTAGGTTCCCCTATCCTACGGAGAAGTTCATTTAATTGTGGTTGTACATCTTTTAAAGTTAATAAAGGATTTGATGTGCATTGATACAGTAAGAATTCCTTTAACTCGTTAAATTTCTCAGTGCTCTTCATTGTCTTCTACTCCTTCCATGTCATCATCATCATCGTCGTCGTCTATGTCGGTGTCCCCGTAATCAAACAATAGAACCTCATACTTAGCGTCTATCTGATCTCCAAAAGATCGGACTAGGTCCTCAGAGTTAAGTCCTAGGGCCTCCATCAACTCAATCTCTTCTACATCTATTAACCGTTCTTTTAGTTCTACTAGAGTCATAGTCATATTAATTCCTTGAAACACCTTTTAACTTTTCAACTGTTCTTAAACCACCTAAGCCTAACAAACCTCCTAACAAAGTAAACAACGTGCTCATGTCAGAAGCTACAATCCTAGGGAACCAATTAACTAAGAGAGGATACAGTAAGAATTGGTAAGCTAGACCAACCCCACAAACCCATCCGATGAACGGTCGCCAACCTGATACAAAGAGGTTAGGGTTCTTGGCCTCTTCTTTGTTAATATCAAGCTGGCCTTGTACCACTGCCATAGCAGCAGCTAACTCTGCCTTCTCTTGTTTGGATTTATCTGGCCAGATCTTATTAATAACATTATTAACTAAATCAGCACCTGCACCTAATCCTGTTAGATCTATCATAACTCAACCTCCTTATAATCTAAGTCCTTTAACCAAGAAGTATAATGATTTAACTTGTACAAGTCTTTATTATAATCCCCTTTATATTGCATCCTACCAGAGTATTTAAAGATATTACCCAGTAAATAACCTCGGAACTGGTCTTCTGTTAACTTAGCCTTGATGTAATCAATCACTTCTATACCACCTACGTCATAGTACTTCTCTTTTGTAGAGGGATCAGGGTAAGGATGATTATCTGGAAAAGGGTACTCGGTATCAAGCATCTCATCTAGTGTCTTTATTTTAGGTCTCATATTTTTTATTTAAGTAATCAATGCTAATTAACATCTCATCAAAATGACCGTCCTTCACTTCGTGCATCATAAGACAACCTCTCCAATGATTGTTACCTTGTAAGCTCATATAAGACTCGTCATGGCTGTAGAAGCTTCCTAATATCATGGCAGTTAGGTTACTTCCATCTGCCCTACTACCGTAGGCTATCTGTTTACCTTGTTGGTGACCCGCTATACAACTCTGATGTTTCTTATTGAGTAAGGCTGCTGCTGTCCCTACAGGTCGTCCCATGATACCACTTGTAAAGTAATGACAGAACACAACCCCTTCAATAATGACAGGTTCTAGAAATGGATACACTTCCCAACCCGCTTCTTCGTAGGCTAAGTCAGACAACTTAACTAAGCCTTCTAACTTTCTATCTTCCTCAACCGCACGAGTAATACGTGCTTCATGGTTACCTAATGTTAAAACTAAACGAGGGTTCCATCTCTTATCTTTATTTCGTATTAACCTTTGTTGTTCCTTACGAATAGGCTTTAAGAAGGCCTTCATAGCATCTTTAGAAGCTTTAATATCTTCTATGTACATGCGGCCTTCAAAACTCTTTTTACCTACGTCATAACTAGATAGAGAGGGCATGTCTGCCCAATCACCTAAACAAACAATAATATCAGGCTTCTTCTCTGTTGCGTACTTACCTGCATTAATTAAGTGCCTAATATCTGACCCTGGTTTTACTTGGGTATCTGGGATAACAAATATCTTACTCATTTGAACCACCCCTTCCACTTTCGTGTGTCTTTGATATCAGCCCAAATAATTCCATGTTTATCACACCAGTCACCATAAGATGTTTTACTTGTTTTAGTGATTTTAACACTTGAACGCATGAATAACATATACACTGTGACTCCAGGATTAGACTCCCGCACCCACAATGTTTTTTTACGGTCTCGCCCAGTGAATCTTCCTTTTGTTTCAATGTAAACCCCTTTTCTAATTTTCCAATCAGGACAGTAAGTTCTCTTTTGCTCTGGTTGAATAAACTTTAATTTGTCTGGCTCATATTCTGCTTTGAGCTTGTTACGTTTAAGGAGATCTGCGAAAGTCTTTTCAAAATTACTTCGGTACCCTAAGGCTAAAGCCTCACGCCTCGCCTTTGACAATCTGTTTAGTCTCATCTCTATCTGTAAACCTTTCTCCTTTAGTTTGCCATATCCAGAGACAATCAGCATTCATCCAAAAGCGATCCTCATCTCCTTCATAAAGATCCATTACTACTTTAAACATAAGCTCTTCATGTTCAAGGTGGTCAATAAGTTTAGCTGCCTTAACCTTACCTATCTTACGGACACCCATAATGTTATCTACAGAATCTCCAATAAGCATTTGTTTATAGAAAAGTTTTAAACCTTCTAAATGACCGACCTCACGATATACTTTATTAATAAAATTATAGTGGTGGCCTGGTATCATAAGAAGATCTTTATCTATAGTATAGATCATACTATCTTCTGTCTGACAAAATCCTAAAGCATCATCGGCCTCGTAACCATCGGTAAATTCTGCATGGTACTCATCCACTAAATATGTTTGACACATAGACAACCACTGTGGTCGTATCTTATCTTTTCGATTAGCTTTGTACTCAGGATTAATTTCTTTACGAAAGTTATTCTTTCCACTAAGAAACACCTTGTACGTATCTTCATTCTCCAAGATCCGCATCATCCTACTATCGACACGCATCAGGGCCACATCTACATCGTCATCCTCAGCAGAGGCAGCAGCCCTGTACGCGACAATATCTCCATCTATTAGAGCAGTAGAAGTCATAATACTTTAAAACGGAATATCCGGAGATCCTCCATCACCACCTTCACCTCCCGGATTAGGTTTCTTAACATGCTCCGCAAAATATAAATTATAATCTGGTTCGTTAGAGCCCTCTTTTTTAAAGGTGTTCCGATAGATTAGTACCTTTGCGCCGCCTAGACTACCTCCAAAATATGTAGTTTTACCGTCTTTACTTTCATTTACCCATAAACCTGTAGCTTTTATCATAATAACAATTACTCCTCTTTCTTTTAATTAAAAACTTCGTCTTCATCACCTTGTAAATCTTCTATCTTCAAAGGTTCTTTACTAAAGACGTACTCTTCAAACTCCTTTGCAACTTTAAGTACCTCATTTGTTTTCTTAGCCTTGTTGTTAAGGAAGCTAAGAGCGGCTGTAATACTAGACTGTCGTACGATGTACCTTTGTTTAATCTTACGCTCCTCTGGGGTCTCGTAGGTACTCTTAGGAGACTTGTAAGGGGTAGCTGTCTTAGGTGATGATGCGCCTTGACTAGGTAAGGTAACAGAACTAACCCCATCTCCCTTAGAAATATTCTTTACATTCCAAAAGTCTCCTTCCTTTTCCATAGTCATAACAAAAGAATCATTAGGGCCTAGATCTTGTAACTGTAATTTCAAAGCCTTATTAAATTTAAACACATTTGCGTGAAAGGCTTTTTCTTTGATAGACCCTTCACTATCTCGGTACGTTAACCGTGAGCCCGGATAAAAACCCCCACCATTCTTTGAAATTTGTACGTCATAATCAATGGATATTACTTGTCCTAATACATTCATGTCAGCTCCTCTTCTTTAAGTTTATTCATTATAGCACGGTTTAAGTTTTACATACTGTCTAGATAATAATCAGTCATGGTTAAGACATCTTATATATAAAGGGCTCTAGGTTAGGAGGCTCCCAACCCTCAGGTTTAATTATCTTGCCATTAGAGTCTGTGGTAGAGTCAGGGCCTACTTTCTCTAGGTTAGCTCTAGCCACTTCATCAATAGCACCTA